TATACTTTTATTAATCTGTCTGAGTGTTCTGGACGAAACTCATATTGACTCTTATGAATGAATTCATGTTGAATAGTTTGTGATAGCATGAATATGAATCCATTATATCGTGCTCGGGTAAATAGAAACTTTTTTTTATTGGGCGCAAAATGAGCATTGATTACAATGGGAATTGCTTTTTCTTCTGTATCATAATGCCCCGAAAAGGAATAATATTGGTAAGAACTAACGGTATTCTTTAAATTAACATCTCTTACAATTTTTCCTTTGGCCCCCAGAGGGCGAAGAATTTTATTCATTCTTCTACTTATTTGGCCATATGTTAGCTCACTCCCGATAATATCATCAGGAGAGAAATGTTTTTCTATTTCTTTGTGTAGCTTACTAGCCAGATACATAATTCCCCCTGGGTTAAGATACCACTCACTATTTATATTTTAATATTTTCAAAGTTTCGAGAAAATGTCTTGGAGGACACAAAATTCGGACGATTGTTGTAATCTTTCTTTTCAGGTTCTTGCATAATGCTCTTTTGAGCGCTCATATCCAAATCAAACAACTTCATCTTGGCTCTATCAACACCAATCACAAATCTTTTGTGCTGTGAGGGATCGTTATACCGATTTTTTAATTGTTTAATGAGAAGTTGTCCCAATTTCTCTAAATCTTCTGTAGAAATCAACGCAAACATAAAATCAGCGGTTGCTGGAAGACCAAATGATTCTGATGTATCTGTCAATTCTACATCGCTGTTTGAATATCCAGTTCGAGTAGTCTGTGTAGCCGTCATGATGGGGACATTAAACTCAACTGCTAACCCACGAAGTTCTTCTGCGATACCTTTGATATAAATGTAGCTGTTTACACTCCCTGACATCTTGAAGCGACTGCTTGCACAAATGTTCAAATAGTCAATAAAGATGATGTCTGGACGAATATCTTTCTTTAAACTCAATTCATTTAGCAATGCGCGAAAATGTCCTGCATGCGCAGACGCCGTAGGATATTCTTTGATGATGAGTTTACCTTCAGTCTTTTTCTGAATGCGCGTAATTCTATCATCAAACATTTGTTTTGGAAGATTCTTTAAATCATCCATTGTGACATTCATCAAATTAGCGTCAATTCGTTCAGCAATCTTTTCTTCTGCCATTTCCATTGTAATATACAGTACATTCTTGCCTTGACTTAAGGCACCTGCCGCCATGTGACACATGAATAATGACTTACCCACGCCCGTGCCGGCCAGTGCAACATTCAGTGTCTTTTTCGATAATCCACCTTTTGTAATTTTATTGAAGAATTCCAAATCGAACGGAAGCTTTTCTTCAATCCGATGATAAAAATCAAACCGAGATTCACTATCTTCTAGATAATCATGTCCTACACTGTTATCAAAACTAATTGCAAGAGCATCCTTCAGAATTTCCGGAATGGCATCAGATGTCAGTTTATCATTTTTTCCATCAATGATTTGAATGGATTGGACAATGGCATTATACACCGCCTTTTCCTTACAAAATTTCTCTGTTTCATCGAGTAACCATTCAATGTTGTTTTCCTTCTGTGTTAATGTATCAAGAACAGAACCAATGCGATAATACTCATCTTCAGTTAACGTCTTGTCATTCTGGCATGAGATGGATAACGCCTCAACACTAGGCGAAGCGTTATACTCATCTACAAAGTTTCGAATGTGATAATATAATTTTCGTTCTATTGAATCTATAAAATATTCATCTTTGATGAAGGGAATAACTTTTCGTAAATAATTTTCATCATTCAGCAGGTTGCTCAGTATCAGTGTCTCCAGTTTCATTTACATTCTCCGTTGAAATATTTCGCTCGGCTTCCACTTGCTGTTCAATAATGGTTTGAAGAATTTTGCCAATATTGCCCTCAATTTCTTCTCGGCGTTCTTGTAAGATAATCGTTTCTGGGAGATGAATCAAGTTATAATCAAAATTAATTATGCCATTTCCTTCTGCATCTTCTCCTGTAAATTCAATTGCCCCGAATGTAAAACATATTCCCTGTAGGGGGCCACTGTCAATTTCAATATAATGAGGTGCCGTGTTTACATCGGTGTATTCAATATTTTCTTTTATAATATAACTAGACATTTTCATACTCCTCTTGGATAATTTTATCAGTAAATTCTGCTATTAAGGATGAATTGGAAATAGAGTAGTGTGTAGTAATCCAATCTCTGAAGGTGACATCAGCAAGAATAGACAACCAGAATTCCTTTGTATCTGTATCATTTTGGCGATACTTTTTTTCCTCTCCCTTCTTTTGATACCACCCATTTGCGGGCTTCACAACATGCCCGGATTCAAGTGCAACATCTAACAACCCAGACCATGTGCTAATACCTCCCTCAAAGGATACTTCAACAGGAATCTTACTCTTTTCACGGACAAAGCGAGACTTCTCAACATTGATGATGAAGTTGTATCCTGTCAATCCCTCGGTGCTCTTTTCCTGTTGACGACCAATAATGAAAATGTTATCAGCCGAATAATATACACCTGTGCCGCCTGATACAATATCTTTCGGAAACAACCCAATTTCCTTGTATGTGTGATTCACTACAACCATGGGAATGTCCTTGATGGTTAAATGAGGAGTACACATCCGGAACAAACTTTTGAGCTGTTTGGCCCGCGTCATATCTGCCACTGACTTTCCTTCTAATGCGTCATCTACTTCTTTCTTAGAAGCCAAATTACCAATTGAGTCAACAATGACGATAACATGTTCGCCTCGTTCAATGTTGTTAATTTGTGACATGATATCATGCTTCAATTGTTCAATGTCTGTGATGGGCGTATGAATCACCCGATCCGTGTCGATACCGAAGCTTTTGAAGTATCCTGCAGGTGCACCAAATTCAGAATCATAAAATAGAATGACAGCATCTTCATATTTGTCCATGTAGCTCTTGGCAAGCAACATGGCAAAGGCAGTTTTGAAATGTTTACTAGGGCCAGCAAATACAGTCAAGCCAGGGGTCAACCCCCCATCCAACTTGCCCGATAGTGCCACATTAATCATAGGCACAGGTGTCTGAATCATATCCTTTGCTGTAAAGAATTTTGAATCAGTTAATATTTCTGTTTCACGAATTGTAGAATTTTTACGCAACTTATTAATTAATGACATAACATCTCCTTAAAATAAATCATCTAGTGTGGCAATCTTACGAGGCGACCAACTCATACAATCAAGAATGGTTCGCATAGGTTCTATAAAACTTTTTTCGAACATTGTATTATAATCAACATACTTATGTAAGTCAAGCTCTTTAGGCAAAGTCGTTGCAAATGCGATACTGTTTTCTTTAAGAGGATTAGGTTCTTTCAAATACAAATACTTAATTTTATCCCCTTCTTTAATCAGTTCGTATTTCTTATCCAACTTCTGTTTTGTAACATAATGGTTATACAACAACGACCCACGAACATGTAATGGAGTTGCCTTTTGATAGATGTTGGCAGTTGATTTATATTTACTCATGTTGTTCGCACTTCGCGGGAATGCAATCTCCTCAGGGGTCATTTGCATAAACTTCGTTTCAAGATCAGTAATATATTGTTGAATCTCATCCTGCGATTTTGTAAGTGCCAACTTTACCGTATTGCGAAGATATTCCCGAATACTCCCAGGGGTACTACTTCGAACAATTTCTAATCCCTGAACTTTCAGTTTCGGTTCTTTGTATCGTACTCCTTCACTATCATACACGTTCAAGGCATATCGCTTCTTGGCAACCCAAATAGCCGTATCGGCAATTACTTCACGTTTAAACTCCATTTTCGGAACAAACCCATTAGTTACTTCCATAATTTGTTCACATGCACGCGCCAACACAATACTAATTTTTTCTTTACAAAATTTATCAATAATCTCAACTACTTTGTTTTTATCATGAGTTGAAAAGTGCTTCTTGACAAGAGTATCCAATGTGATATAACAACTATCTGTATCTGAATAGAATGTGTATTCAACATTTTCTGTGCCACATGTTTTGTTCAAGTACTCATTCAAAGCACGTCCAATATGTTGAATGATGTATTGTCCCGTCAAAGTGATACCTTCGGCAATTCTGTCATCGTAGAAACGAAAGTATTGATTTGCCCAGGCACCATACAAACTATTTAACTGAATCTTACGAGCCATTTGAATGTTGTTATACTTGGAAATCAATTTTATCTGCTCAACATCTTTTGTTTTTTCATACTCTTGCTGTGATGCAATCATTTTCTTTTTGTAGAACACCCGCTCGCTAAAAATCTTTTCAACAATTTCGGGAAACAATCCCTGATGCGCGGTAGTGTAGCAATATCCATTGGCAGCCATCGTCACATTCTGTTCATGCAGTAGATTGACATGTGTAGTATTACCATCCAACAATTTTTCAGGGGAGATGTCCAAAGATGTATTTGACATCATTGTTTCCGGACTCATATTATATTGCATGATGATACTAGGATACAGCGATGCCGCGTCGAAACTCACAACCCATTCATACTTACCAGGTACGGGTTCTTTTACATATGCCCCTGCAATTGTTCTACCTTCGTGATGTTCTTTTTGTTGAACAATAATATTCTTTGCCCACAAATGATTATGAAGGATACAGTCCCAAGTACGCACCGCCGAAAAAATGTCATTAAAGTTACACTTGGCGTCATATGCCATTGTGATAACCAATTCAATCAATTTCATTTTATCTTCAAGAGCGTCAACCAACTCTACGTCAATAACGTTATATTCCACAAATGATTGCCAATCATTCGTATA